CTGATGTAGCCGCCGCTGTTGCGCTGTTCGCTGATGCTGTTGCGCTACTGCTCGCTGATGATGCAGAGGTAGCCGCATTCGTTTCACTTGTAGACGCATTCGTTGCACTGGTGGCGGCATTCGTTGCAGAGGTGCTTGCGTTACTAGCTGATGTAGAAGCCGCTGACGCACTGTTAGCCGCATCGGTAGCACTAGAAGCCGCCGCAGTAGCTGAGGTAGCCGCATCAGTAGCAGAGCCAAGGATAGAGTCTACATAGCCCTTGCGTGTCAATGTGTCGTCTGTTGTAGGGGTAGCTGTAGATGTAGCCTTGTTAGCACCAAGCGTAATGTCACCTGTCATTGTGCCACCGGCTAACGGTAGCTTAGTTGCAATAGAGTTGGTGATAGTGGTGGCAAAGTTAGCATCATCGTTAATCGCCGCCGCAAGCTCATTGAGTGTATCAAGAGCACCGGGTGCAGAGTCGATGACGTTAGCTACGGCTGTGTCTACATAGCCCTTAGAAGCCGCATCAGTGGAGTTAGACGGTGTAGCTACGGTAAGAGTACCTGCTACTGAGAAGTTGCCTGTAACGCTACCAGAGGCTAGTGTAGCGGCTCCAGAAGTGGTTACAGTAGTCAGTGTTGTATTCCCTGTAACACCTAGTGTACCACCGACAGTGGCATTATTCGTTACAGCAAGAGAAGTGGGTGCAGTACCAATCTCAACGATTGTGCCTGAGTTGTTTGTGAACAGTCGCTTGTCAGCAGTGTTGATGGCTAGTTCGCCAGTAGACAAGTCACCTGTAGTAGGGATAGCTCCTGATGTAGTGGAGCGCTTAATGAGGATATCTGTAGCCATCTTCCAAGCCTGTTTTGGTGGGGAACAATGTGAAAGGTAAACCCCTCCGTAGAGGGGCTACCAAGTTTACTTAGGCATTAAATACTAAGCAAAGTGCTGACTCAGGACGTAATACCTTTACACCATACAGAGTATCTGCAGTGTAGAGGTTAGCAAGGTATTCTTGCTTGTACTGAGTTTGTGAACGCACGTTCATTTGCTCTGCAAGTACCATTGCGTCACGGTGACCCAAGATACCAGCCTTCAACTGTCCGCCTGCGGCATTGTCTGAAGCAGACTCAACTTCTGGGCAGTTAGTTGATACGTAGATTTCGATGCCGTACAATGAACCGATGTTACCGTTCACTGTTGGCTGACCTGATACGAAATCAGCAGAGTTGTAACGTGTGAGACCACGAATAGTCTGTACGACTGAAGGTGGTACTACAAGGAAGCGACCGTCCATTGGAGTGTCGTTGTCGTCTAACTCTTTGATTGCCGCACGGAAACCATCGTCAGAGAAGACATCAGCCGCCGCTACAGTGTCTACAGCGTATGCTGTGAGGTCTGTAGATGCGTCCATGTAGAAAGAGTTAGAGTGTACAAAGTCTGCACCGTCTGAGTCACCGAATGACTTAGCAAGGTCAAACAAATCAGAATCTAACTGCTTTGCAAGTGCATAACCTGCGTCTTCAGTGTAGAAGCGGCGGAGGCTATCGAGAGCCTGTACTTCAACGATGTCCTCGATCAAGCGTGAATATTCAAAGTGCTTGTCGATAGAGATCTGTACTTCTGACTCTGTGTTAGCAATGATTGTAACAGCAGTGTCAGCCGCTTTAGCGTTAGCATCACCACGTGTAGGCTTAGGGATATGAAGTGTGTCACCCTTCTTGCCTGTCATTGGCATTTTGTTTACTACGTTCGCAAGAACCAAAGACTTTTGGTATGCGGCGATGATCTCATCAGACCAGAGTTCTGGAATGAAAGTATTGGCTTCTGTTTTTGCTGTAAAGCCACCAGCTCCGGGATAAGTTGCAGTTGCCATTTTAGCAATCTCCTATAATGTTACCTGACTCGACCCTCTGCATAGGCTTGGCGTATCTCTGACGCTAGTGCCTGATAGCGAGTAGGATCTGTTTGCATGAGTTTAATAATATCAGCACGACGATAAACTTTGCGTGATGGTCCCTCTGCCGATCCCTTAGTGTTCCCAGTAGACGCACGTTTAAGGCTTTCTTTCCGTGCTACAGTCTCTGTGTTAGCCGCCTCAGTAACCATGTTCTGACGGTCTTTCCACGTTGTTAGTAGCTCATCTGCGGCTTCAAAGTCGTAGTTACGGTCTGCCGCACGTAGCATTTCAGTCCGATACTTTGATTTTGTTACCCAGTCTACAAACCCTTGATCTTTAATAATATTTTCAAAGTCAGGGTGTGCGGCCTTTAATCGTTGCAATGATTCCTGTTGCCTCATTTGGCGAGTTATTGTCTCAGCCTCTTGAATCTTAGGGTGCTTTGCAATCGCACGTTCTACTGCACGTTCAGGGTCTGTGAAGAAATCAATATCTTCGTCTTCATCATCAGTGCTAGTGTGGGCTTTTTCTTTTGAGAGTTGTACTTGAACAAAGTCATCTACAATTTTACGTAGCTCTCCAACCTCTGAAGATTGTTTACCCATTAGCTTTTCAGCTTCTTGGTGCATCCTAATAACTTCTTTGATATCTTTATCTCGATATTTATCAGGAATTTCTTCTTCTGCAGGCTGTGCAACTTCTTGAGTTACCTCTTCAGGTTCATCAAAGTTGACTAGATCTTCGTCTTCTACTTCGTTCTTGTGCTCATTTATAAATGTTGCCATTATTAACTCCGTGCCGTAGCATTATGGATATTTATTTTCTAGCGGCTCTTTCGTGGTCCCTTGCCCACCTGTCATCAGCATCGGGCCAGCCCGTGCCTTTGAATTGTGAGGATACACTTGAGATTATCCGCTTTGTTGTTTCACCGCACTCAAGGCAAGTGGCTAGGGTATCTTTCGAGTCTACCCACTGCTCTTCAATGTGGTCACATACTGTGCATTTAAAATCGAATCTTTTAAGCATCGTCTTCCGCCATGTTGTCGTAAGCGTAACGAATGCTTTGTTCCATGTTTATAATACGCCACAAGATGGAACGCTCACCTTTAACACGGTTAAGCTGTTGTTCATCTTTGATGTCTTCGATTTTATAAGTATCGTAAATATCTTCCATGTCCTCGATGAACTGTTTCCAGCCATCTGTAATAAACATCGAGAAGAAATTTTCGTATTGTTTTTCTAAATCTGAGTCCAAAAGAATTATCCTATTACGGTTCTTTGTATCTATACTAATAGTATAGCATGAATTTTAACTAATTGGAAGTATTTTCAACAACTTTTTTATTGTTGCGTCTGACCGGAGTTGAGGGCTTGCTCGATTCGCTCTCGATTCGGATCAGTCTCTCCTCCAGTTCCTTGACCCTCTGGTCTATTAGGTTGTTGACCTTGTCCCACTCTAGATTGGTTAGCATTTACCACTCCTTGCATTTGTGATGCTTTCTTAATATTAATGTCCTGTTCCTTCAAGTAAAGCTCTGCTATTTGCGCTCTACGCTGGAACTCTTTCTCATCTTCGTCACCGGGTTCATTGTTCATTGAAAGAACCTTGATGCGATCTGTTTCAGCCTTGTACTTGTCAATGTCTACCTCAGCCTTAATCTTTTCAACACGTGCTTGCGACTCAGCGGCTTGACCATTGAATGCATTTGTCTGTGATTCAAGCTGTGCATTCTTACGTTGCAAGTCTTGCTGTTGTGCCTGTTGCTGTTCAGGTGTAGGCTGTTTAGACTTACGAATACCCTGAATAAGATCTTCACGATTTGATAAATTCATATGATCTACAACGGCTTCAACCAAGAACAAGTACATAGGAGAATTACGATCCATTGTCTGCAACAACTGTACAAGCTGTGTGACTTCATACTCACGGGCAATGATGCCTAAAGATGATGTTGTTGTGAACTTAAAGTCCTTCACAGGATACAGTTCAGGTGTAAACTGCATATAACGCCATGCAGTCTTCTCAATCATTGGGATCAAGAAAGACTCTTGGAAGTTCAACAAAGTCCGCTTGTGGCGCTTAATAATAGCTCCTAGACCCATTGAGATACCTGCCGCAGTAGACTGGCTATTAATAGATCCCGGCACACCTGCCGCATCAATAGCTCCGGTAGCCTGTTGCACCATCTGCATCAAGTCTTTGCCCTGTGCAAATGATACCTGATCTAGCTGACCGAATTGGAAAGGCTTAAGAATCTCTGCAGGGTTACCGTTGGTAAGAATAGCCTTACCCGGACGAACCTCTAGCTTAGACCCTCTAGGAAGCCTTGAGGCGTCCACAGCGAGCATTGGGTGTACAGTCAAGGCCAAGGCATCAATGCGAGCACGTAACTCTGTATCAAGAGCTTTCTGGCTGTTATAGCCTTTCTCACAGATACCACGG